TTCTTTACTAGCCGAATCAGAATATGATGAGACAGTTGTTTCAACTCTATACACGTTATCTATTGCAGCTAAGTTACTGCCATCAGCATTAGATATTGTAAATACATCACCTGCTTGTGGAAATGTGTCAAAGCCATCTGCGACTAATGTTGTGCCTGTCTGACTAGCACCGTCAACTAATGGTGTGCCATAGTTAGGTTTATTTATTTTAGTGTAACCACTACCTGATGTTTCTACTAAGTCAGCATTCATAGCAACTACAGCTTTAGCATTAAAGTATGTCATGCCATTTGCATAGTTAGCTGTAGTAACTGTAACAAACGTAACCACTGCACCATTAGCAGGGCTTGAAGCTAGAGAACTAGTAAGTGTTAGTGTAACTTCATCTCTAGCAGCATTGTAACTAACACCACCCGAAGCTACTGTATATGTGCCAGATACACCATCTATTGTAAGTGTGTCACCAACAGCAGGTGTAGTGTGTATGGCTCTTAATGCTAATGATGTGCCTGATTGAGATGCACCATTTACAACTGGATTACCATATGGAGCTATGATGTTACTGTCAAACTTTTCATATCCCTGTATACGTTTGTAGCCTCCATCAATAGATGGTTCATAGTTACGTAGTATACGTGCAGAACCCGGAGCATTGATAGCCTGTTGCAGTGGGCTAAGATTAGTTATAAGCCCACCTTTAAACTCTATTCTAAAAGTCTCCCAAGCGTCAGGCATTATAGTGCATCCAAGCTAGATCCTGCTGTTGTTCTTGCAGACCCCAATCTACGTCCACCTGTACTTGCAGGTATCATATAAGATCTCATGTAATGGTATCTGTTAATAAGCATAGAACGCATTGCCTTAATACCTTCATCTGCTCTTTCTTTTAATATAACAGCATCTTGTGTATTACCTCTAAACATCAAAGCATAAAACATAGCAGAGTCTACAACAACATGTTTAAACCTATCTGGTATTACCATTGTATCACCATGTGCAGATAGATCACTTTGAAATACATAGTAATCAAAAACTAATGTGTATGCCTGATCAGGTGGTTCTACTAAACCATACTTTAAATCAGGTCCATGAAAAACAAAACGTGGCAATGCACGTTGCTGACTTGTTGCATATTCCTGATCTACATATTTTTCTAAATACTCATCATAAGTTATTATTGCTAGTTTTCTAGTGTCATTTCCTAACGTAGCATTTTCTTTAATCCTAAATGATTCAAAGTCAATTAACTTTGCATCTGTTGGAAATGCATAACGTGTAGTACCAGCAACTAATGTTTGTTCTTTTTCTGAATGATTAAAAGGCCACTCGTATTCACTCTCATTAATATAACGTATACCTGAGTTAACTGCATCTTTTGCATGTGCATAAAAACCTGTAGCTGAAGCAAAGTTAGAGCTAGTAAGCTCCACCTCGTTCAGCCTTTTATTTATATCATTTACTAATGTTAAAAATGTTGTAGCCATAGTATATCCCTAAGTAGAAAGGGGCAGGTTTATCCCACCCCTTTCACATGTGTTACGCGAGTGTATCACGATCCACTTCGTCTGCACCTACTGTGCCTATGTCATCAACGTCTAGCAATAATGCAAAGACACGGATAACACCAGCCGTTGTAGTTCCAGTTTGTGCCTGAATCAATACGTCAAGCGTATCAGCAGTTGCACCAATAGTGATAGGGCCATTACCTGCACCCACACTGTAAGCACCTGCTGATGCAGCGTCGAAGTCAAAGCCATCAACGTATGCGTCAACGTCAGTGCCTGTTACACCTAGATCTAATGCACAGTCAGTAGAAGTACCAGCATGAACTGTTGTTACTTCAAAACCAGCATCTAGAATCATAGTGTTAGCAGGAACTGTGATTGCTTCAATAATATCAGCAGCAGCTAGTGCTGTACCTTTAGCGGTAGCAGCAGCACCGAAGTCGATACTATTTTGCACAAGATAAGGGGTTCTTCCTCTAGGGCTATTGCCTCTAGCTGACGAAGATAATGTTGTTACTGTAGCCATTATTCAGTCTCCCTTATACTAAGCAATAACGAGCAGTTGAGATAGCTTCTGGTCGAAGTATCTTACGCCCATACAAATGCATTCCTCTGACAATGTCAGCGAAGCTATCAGGATCACGATAGGTTTCGGTCTTGTTAATCTGTTCAGCAGTTGCCACAGCAGATGAATGACCAGCCACAATCACACCAAAGTTACTGGCGTTTGTGCCACCAGTGGTTGATGGTCCTGTTCCTACGGAAGGTAGGTTGTTGGACATGTACACCTTGAAGCCATGAAGATTATTCAAGATCAAACCATTTTGTAGTCCACTTCCACCGAAGTCACCATTAAGAAGACGAGAGTCCTCATCTTTTAGTACTTCAATAAAAACTGGGTCAACAACAAGCCAACGGTTGTTAGTGTCAACATTTTGCTGATCCAACAGTCTAGCCATACGTGCCACTATTTGTAGTGGGTTTGCATTACCAGAACCGGGAGTAGCAGAAGTTGCACCACCTGCACGTGCTTGAATACCAATTGCGTTACTGGAAGAACCACCAAAAGAGTCTGCCACTATTTTCATGGAAGACAGTAGTTCATCAGAACCAGCAGTTGATACTGCTTTTGCACCGTTAACTGTAGTGTTTACAGCATCAGGAGCACCGTGTAGTGCTGACTGTTTGAAACCAGATAGATAACCAAGTACGTCTTGGTCATACTGATCAGATAGTCTGTAAGCTGCACGATCACTTGCAAGTTGCTGGAAGTTAATGTGCGAATGAGCTTCTTCAATGTCATCGACTTTAAATGCAAAGTAGTTTGCTTTGTCAATGGTCAGTGAGAACTCTTCGTCATCCAGATCTTGTGGAGTAATTGTAGTACCACGTGCATACTCTTTGACCGTGATCTCTGGTTCTTTGATCACTTTAACGCTATCGCCCATGTTGGCGATTTCACCAAAGTAATCGCTATTAGTAATAGCTTCAACAATTGAAGCCTTACGAAAAGCTACTTGTACCTGCTTAGAGTAGATAATTGGTGAAAAATTACCATTAGGCAGGTTGCCGTAGCCTGTAGCGGTTGAAAATGCCATTTTATTTTCTCCTTATACGACATCCCAATGCGTATCAAAACATATACGCTATGTTATCTACTTTAAGGGCCGATTACTAAAGAGGTAGTATATGTAAGGCCAACTACATATAGGCTCTTCTTATTCGGGTATCTTAGAAGTTTGGTGTAGCATCTGTGGGTAGTCTTTTGAAAAGGGCCACGTTACTACTAATTATGTATAGTTATATACACAATTATCTGTTTGTCAACACCTTTATCGTGCTGAACCAGATACGTCATAAATAAACTTACCGTTACGTATAGCTTCCATTATATCATCTGAATGCTTCTCATATTCTTTTGCAGACATACGTTGTACATCAGATTCTTTATATGAGTTGCCACTATCGTCACTGGCAGGTTTACTTCTTTTACCTTTAGTAGATACAGACTTTGCTGCATCCTTAGATGATGTTTTCTTTGCAGTTATGTTTCTGTCTGCTTTGTATAAGTCAATAGCTCTAGCAGCAGAACGTGCATCATTGTCATTTTCATACAGAGCATTCTGTACCCATTGTGGTTGTTCCTCTGCCCATGTGTGAAAGTCATCATCATTTCTTATATCGTCAAAGTCAGGGTGTAATTGTAGCAACTCTGTTTCTGCACGTTGCTTACTTACACTCTCTTGCATATCATTTAGAGCTTTTACTTTCTCTTCTAGACTAGCCTGTTGTTCAGCAGCTTTCTTAATAGCAATTGTTTCTACAATACCTGCAACATCAGGATACTCTTTAGCCCATGTTTCTATATCCTCGTCAGACTTAGGAAGTTTTATCTGCTTCTTAGTTGACTGCTCTAGTTGTGATTTAAGATTGTTAATCTCTGCTTTTAATTCGTCTGTTTGCTTTTGCTGATGCCTACGTAGATCAGAATATCTTTTCTTAAAAGTTCTTTCTTCTGCATTTGTAGGTTCTTCTTCTACTTCTTCTGATGAGGCATCTTGCTTTTGTTCTTCTATTAACTCTTGCAGTTCTTCCTCTTCCTGTTTTAGCTTTTCTTCTCTTGAGTATGGCCTAGATATAAACGCTGTTTTCTTAGGTTCTACTTCTACTTGTGTTACGTCTGACATTTTATATTTCCTTTCGTTGGGGCTATGGTAGCCTTATTAGGGGCATAGGTAGCCAACACATGTGGTCTATTATCTTGAAGCTAAACCACTACGCTTCTTCTTTTGTTTTTTCTTTTTAGGTTTAGTTGCTAGTCCTCCTGATACAAATTCATCTCCCGGCATTTCAGATTGAGCTTCAGGTGGACCACTAACATCACCAGCAGATTGTGGTCCTCCTGCTGGTCCACCTAAACCACCACCCATTGTTCCTGTAGATCCTCTTCCCGGTTCACCGCCAAACTCTCCTGCTGCACCTGCTCCAGAAGGAGTCTGTGTTCCTGCCCCTCGTCCGGGTGCAGAACCAGCACCTATACCACCACCAGCAACATCAGGGGCTGTTGGATCAGATCCAAAACCAGCAGCTTTTCGTGCTCTATCTGCATCTCTACCACCAATAACATCACCTGTTATAGGATCAGTAACTACACCTGTTACCATATCTACAGACAATGGACCTTTTATACCACCTATAGTTCCCATAACACTCTTAGTATCATCTCTCATCTCTTGACTTGCACCAACACGATCCATGTAATCTCTTGTAGCTCTTTCTGATATTGTTTGCTCATCTCTAGCTCTTTGTGCTGCTCTTTGTGCAGGAGTCATAGCTTTCATTGCTGCCTTTGCTTCATCTATAGCTTTAAAATCTTTATCTATACCTTTAGCTATTGTATCTCTTAGTGAAGTATCAATCATGCCTGTTTTTTTAGCTACTTCCTGACCTACATTACCTAAAACACCTCCTAAACCAGCAACACCCATACTGACAGCACCTTTTACCATACCTCTCATTGATTCAGGTATATCTACATCTGCTCTTTCACTCATGGTCATTTCACTAACACCTATGTCACCTATGTCAGGTCCACCCGGCATACTAGATCTTTCAGTTTTTGGTCTGGCTGTTTCTACTCTAGCTGATGTTTGTTGTAATTGTGGTTGCATAGACTTTGTTCTATTTTCAGGTGTGTCTAATATGAAACCTTCTTCTAATGGTGATACTGGCTTTAATTCGCCTGTTAAATTATCTCTAGATACTAAAACACTACGTACTTCATTTGTAGCAGGATTAAAGTATTGTCGTAAGTTTGATCCTAACAATTGATCACCTCTTCCCGAAACTGCTGTACCATTACTTGCACGTATGGGCATACCACCTGCATTCATTTTATTCATCTGTTCTTCCATAGGAGAACCTGCAACAATAATTAAATCAGACTGTTCAAACGGTACGTCCTCATCTAGTACAGCTTCTTCAGAGTTACCCATCTGACCCATATCTTCCATACGTTGTAGCCCAGCTTTTGCTTTATCACGTAGTTCCATTAAAAAACGTAAACCTAAGAAACGTGTAACGTCAGCAGGAAATACAAACTCTCCCGGACTTAACTTAGCATCTATGTCATCTCTAACTTCTTCTTTAAGAGAACCAGAAGGTACATCATTCCCTGATATAGGATCTTTTGTTTTCCTTTCATCTTTTAGTCCACCTACATTAAACATTTCCATTTGATGTTGCATTTACATGATCCCTTAATCTTTTAATTCTACTGTAAGCTGTAAGAGCACCTTGCGCTCTGTGTATTGCTATCATGTCGTTTGACTGTTCTAGAACTTTCATCTCTCGTTCTAGTAACATATCTAAATAGTTACTGAAGTGTTGCCATTGGCGATTGTTGCTGACCAGTGGCTTGAGCTTCTGGAGCAGCTCCTTGTTGTGATCCTGTGAACCCTTGCTCACCGGGTGTTGGTACTTGTCCTGTTCCAATTGTTCCTCCTCCTGTTCCTGCTGTATCCATTGGGTTAGTTCCGGGAGGTGTTGGTGCACCTGCTGCCTGTGGTGGTTGTTCTGGTGCAAAGTTTTTCATTATCTCAGCCTGTATAGATGCTTCATCCATATTGTTTGTAACTTTATCTGGATCAAGATCAAGAGACTTTGCTATCTCACGAATAATATAATTAAACTTAGCAAATGGTGCAAGTGCTGGATTAGATGC